TCGGCTAAAATACCTTTCATTTGTAAAATCCTTTCTGATGTGATATCATCAAGGGGATGGGTCTTCACAATTCCATCACCCTTTGGGCTCGTCCGTGTTACCAGCACGGGCGGGCTCATTTTTGTTGATGTCCTCGACATCCTCTTCTGCGTTTCCGAGTACAAAGCTTTCGATAAGCGGTAACCAGTCCGGCGTTAACTCGGAGATGTACCTTTTGGCATAATAGTAATAGATTGCATTGCTGACCCGTGGGGAGCCGGTGGCTCGCTGGTCCTTGACCATGTGATTTGCCTGATTGCGGCTCAGGCCCATGCCCATCAGGAGCTTCTTCAGACGTTTCGTTTTTATGCGCCCCTCCGGTTCTGCCGGTACTCCGGCTCTTCGGTGCGGGCGTGGGTGCGGTCAACGCGGCCATAGCGGCGGTGCTTCCGGGTCATTTCCAAATAGCGCCCATAGCCGAAGCAGGTAATTGCCAGTGCGGCCATGAGAATGGCAGCCAGCACCTGGATACCCCAGGAGTTGGGCAGGACGGCATTGAAGCCGTCCCCCACACTGGCGGAACCGATCAGCAGGGCAAGGCCTGCGGCGTACAGCAGGTTGATTTTCAGCTTCATGCGGGATCTACCTCCTGAAGATAATCCAGTGCAGGTTCGCAGGTGCAGCCATAGTAGGCCACAACAGGGTTCCATTCGCCATCTGCGAAAACCTGTACGTTCGTGGGTTTGGCTGACACGACCTCTGCGCCGGTCACATAGACACCAGCGGCCCGGCAGTTCTCCCACCGGAACCAGGCATAGGACAGCAGCGGTGCGATGTACGCGCATCCAGTGGGCGCTGCGGCCCGCTCAGATGCGAGGGTATAAGGTTTCATGCGGTCTTTTCCTCCTTTGCGATTGCCGGGAAGAAATACTCCCCGATCTGCTCTTGCGGAATGTGCAGTGCTCTGCAGATGATGACGATCTCGTCACTCCTCCAAGGTTGTGTCCCCTTGAGCCGTGCGGTCATCGTGTTGGAGCTTACCCCAATCAGGGCCGCAAGTGCGCCCTGGTTGAGATCCTGATCTTCTGCCAGACGACTGATTTTGAGATAAGGCTTTTTCACGTTGCTCACCTCCTTGTGGGTGGCTCCCTTCTGCGGTATACTGGGACAGAAGGAAGGTGAAATTATGAAACTGTATCACTTAGATAAAGACGGAACATTAAGTGATGGACAAAAGATTGAATTGCAGTCGTTAGAAAACCTGACTGAGGAAGTCCAAAAATCTTACTTTGCAAGAGAGTTTCAAAACGGAGTTTCAAAGCACGGGCAAAGTTACCTAAGCACTGAACTTAAGCCGAATCCACTGTGGTGGACTCCCGATGGAACGCCATTGATTCCGGCTTGCGAGTTTGAAAATGTGAAAAAACACCCTGATGCCCAAATCATTGAATTGGTTTCGGAATTGGTTCGGAGATGCTATTTTCCGTCGCTGCCTTCTAGGATGACCTCACTTTTTGCTGTAAAAGAAATATCCGATTTAGAAGAATGGCCAGAACTGGGAAGAAAACCGCAAACACAAATTTTTGAAATTGATGCGCCTGATGATACACCAAAATTTGATTCAAGATTACTGTGTGGTGGTCTTTCTCTTTGTTACGCAGGGCCATCTTGGTTCATAGGACTTCATGTATCGGGAATATTTGATGCCGCTTATCGTTATTGGTCTGGTGAGATTAGTGACAATCCTAGATTTGAATACCTCGTCCAGTTACCGATTGGCCCAATTCACAAGCTGAATGGATGATGCGGCATCTCGTCCATAGTCAATGTATGTGTTTTCGGCGTTGACTCTGAGCCGCCCGGAAACGCATAAACCAAGGCCCCGCTACACGCTGCCAGCACCTGAGCCAGATCTGCAGCCGCAGAACTCAGTGCGGCCAGCGTCTCCCCGCGAGCTTCTTCGGACTCCTTGCTCACCAGCTGCAACTGGTGGGTGAGGAGTTCTTTGATTTCCAGCAGTTCGCTGGGCTTTTTGTTGTCGTTCACATCGTTCACCTCCTTTGATGTAACTTCACAGGTTACTCAGTGGCCGAAAAATACAGCCTGCGGATTGTCGATACTTAAAAGCTCTACAATCTTTGAGGCTTCGTCCGTGCCAAAGACACGTTTCTTGAGCTTGCGAGTTAAGGTTTGCTCCGAAATCCCGAGCTCTTGAGCCAATTTTTTCTGGGTGTAACCCGCTCTGACCATGTACGACTTGAGTAAATTGACATTTACCACGTTTTCACCTCCAAACGACCTCGATGTAACTTGTGAGGTTACTAGTATAATAACACCATATCTGTAACCTGTCAAGTTATTTTTGGTAATTCAATTAAAAATATTGTAAACCGTCAGTTTATCTGCTATACTATAGATATTAAAGGAGGTGCTCATGGTGACTGTAGGTGATCGCATTCGACAAGTGCGTCAGGAGCAAGACGTAACCCAGCAGGAGCTTGCTGACTACATTGGCGTATCAAAGCAAGCTGTATATAAGTATGAGAATAACATTGTAACAAACATACCGACAGATAAAGTAGATGCCATTGCAAAACGGCTGAGAGTGTCTCCCGCCTATCTGATGGGCTGGGAAGAGCAGCCCGCCCCGGCTGCATCCAGAGAACCTACCGTTCCACCGGGCTTTGAGCCGATGCCAGCCATGGATGTGGTGCCGCTGGTGGGGCGGATCGCCTGCGGTACGCCCATCACGGCAGAAGAGAACATCGATCAAATGGTGTGCGTGCCTTCCCGCTGGCACTCCACCTTTACACTGACCTGCAAGGGTGACAGCATGGAACCCCGCATCCACGATGGCGATCTGGTGGCGATTCGCAGCCAGCCAGAGGTGGAAAACGGCGAGATCGCTGCTGTGCGGATCGGGGAAGAGGCCACCCTGAAGCATGTCTATCTGCACGAGAACTTCATTGAACTGCGGCCGGAGAATCCGGCTTTCAACAGCATCATCCTCAGCCGGGAGGATATGAACACCGTTGTCATTGAAGGCAAGGCCGTGGGGCTCTGCCGGGATATCTGAAGTGGGAGGTATTGCATGGGCGTTTTTGGTTGGCTAAAAAAGGCTACAAAGGTAGTCGGAAAGATGGCAATGGATGCGGCGGAAGAGCCACAGGTTCAGGAAGATAAGACTTCTGTTAGGCGTGGCCAAGTTGCTAATCCAACACACGACCCCTACCTCGAAAAATGGAATAATCGGGCTGCTCCTCAAATTATTAATCTCGAAATGCCGGAGCTGACATTCGAAACACGCTATGATTTTTCAAAAGTTCGCGCCTATGACTTCGGAATGGAAAATAATCCGATTGTAATTTTTATTGATGGAGAAAACCAGCTGGTAGCCAAGGAAGATATTCTATGCATGAATCGCTTTTTGAGCGAAGGACATCTTAATGATTCGGAAATTCCTGTGTTTTCCATCTGTGAAAAAGAAATCAGATTTGTACCATCTGATTTGCAAGGCGCTGATGATTACACCAGATTAGCTATCATGCCATTAACACCGACAGGGAAACGGCCCAAGTACCCTTTAATGATGGCGTTTTGCCTGCTTTCGCAGGATGAGCAATGGAAAATTTCGCAGGCCAAAGGAAAAGAAGTATTTGGACGCATTTATTATTTACCGGACGGAAATATCGGGAAAGCGGAAATCATTTGCTGGATTCATAATGGAACGAAATCTTCTTATTTTGTATTTCAAATTCGCAGAGGCAATGACGGTTTGTTTTTATCAAAGGTTGTAAAGCATCTAAACTGCTTTCAAGAAAACAAATAAACAGGAGGAATGAACTATGGGCTTCATGGACACATTGCAGAAGGAATCTACTTATTCCACCGCATCGGGCAATTCGTATCAGTATGTGGTATTGCAGGTCACGTTAAAAGAAAAATTTATCGGTACTGGCTCTGGAAATCTGACGGAGCTGGAGAATGTCATTAACCAGCAGGCCGCCAAAGGCTATCGGCTCCATACGATCACTACCGCAAACGGCGGCAGCAAGGGCCTGATGGGCGGCGACCGGATTCAGGCCACCATGGTCTTTGAAAAGGTAGTATAAAACAAAAAAACTCCCCGGTGCTGGAACACCGAGGGAGTTAAGATAAGCGGCTCGCTCCAAAGGAGGTCATCGCACACTCAAGCAATGCGATTATACCTCTTTTGGGCGGGCTTGTCAAAGTGTACCCCAAAGGAGGTTATTTTTATGGGAATGCGAACCAATACTGCCCAATGGTTGCCTAACCAAAATCGGTGGCAAATCAAAGTACAGAAGAATGGTGTGCGCCGGACTTTTACCAGTGCAAAGCCGGGCCGCACCGGCCAGCGGGAAGCAAATGCTAAAGCGGATGCCTGGCTGGATGAGGGCATTTGCAGCACCACTAAGCGCTGTTCGGAGGTCTGGAACGAGTATCTGATCTCGGTGCGGGCCACCGCCGGCACAAGCTATGCCCAGCAGGTAGAGAAGTTTGGGCAGAACTACATCCTGCCAGTGGTGGGCGACCGCCGGATCGGTGACCTGAATACGGGAATGCTGCAGGATGTGCTGAATCGGGCATACAAGGAAGGCAGCATGAACCCGCAGGCCACCCGAAAGAGCAGGGGAAACCTCTCGAAGAAAACATTGCAGGGAATCCGGGCGGTTGAGGTTAGCTTTGTGAAATGGGCCCGGCAGCATAAATACACCGCCCTGCGGCCAGAGGACGAGGGGCTCACGGTACCTAGGGGAGCACGTCCAAAGGGCAGAAAGATCCTTCAGCCGGACGCATTGCGGGTCCTGCTTTCCACGGATACACGCGTCGTCCGTGGCAAAGTTGAACAGGATGCCAATATCCATGCATACCGCTTTTCGGTCCTGACTGGCCTGCGCCCTGGCGAACTGCTGGGCCTGCGTGTGGGCGACGTGGAGGGCAACCGGCTGCATCTTGCACGGGCCATCAATACCTTTGATGAGGAAACGCACGGCAAGAACGAAAATGCGATCCGCACGGTAGTCCTGCACCCGCTGGCGGCTGCGGAACTCCACGCTCAGCTGCAGCAGCGGGCTTTTGAGGAGGAGCGGCCTCTTCGGGGCGATGATCCAATTTTCCTGTTGGAGAATGAACACAGTCTCTACAACTACTGGCAGTCCTACCAGCGCAGTAACGGCATTGATCCGCCGGTCAGCCTGTACGAGCTGCGGCACACCTTTGTGAGCATCATCGAGGATGCTGTGTCCCCGGCAGAGCTGCGCCGCATGGTGGGGCACAGCAAAAGTATGGATACATACGGCTGGTACAGTCATGCCGTTGACGGCAGGGCCGACACGGCAGCGATGGCCGTTTCAGATGCTCTGGCAGAGTATTCTCCCCGTGCGAAATAACCCACTTTGTAACCCGTTTTTGTTCCTAAATGGTAGTGATGGCCGATAATTGATTTTCGGTGACATTCAAAAAATGCGCATGAATCCATCACAATTTCAAAGCGCATCCAGTGAATTGTGATAGTTGAGCTTGTTCGAATCCACCCGCGCCCACCAAACAAGAAAAATCCGAACCTGTTTCCGATTGGAGAAGGGTTCGGATTTTTCGTTTTCTTTGGGTACAGCAATGAAGGCTCCCGTGGACGGCGCAAAACTCCGATACCTTGTCATAGACCGTAAGCTGATAACAAGATTTGGAGGGTATGATTATGAAGTACGATGCAAGAGCCTGCCATTTCAACATGGACACCGGGTGCGTGGAGCTGCTGCTCCGGGATGGGAGAATGATCTATATTGACTGCACCGGGGTCGAGGATGCGCTGGATGTGACTATGGCGCAGAGGGCAGAGTTAGATTATCTCATCTACAATGACCCGCTGGGCTACGCCGAATTGATTCTGAACGGTGACCCAGAGGAATATTTGAAAAATGCAGCCGGGAGCCATGGGTTAGAAGATTAAAGGCATCTAACATGGCTTGAAAATTCTAGTTGGTATTAGATGAAAATAACAGGTCGGTTGATTCCGGCCTGTTATTTTCAAGTATAATCGCCAAACAATTTTAATTGTTATTCACAATCATTTTATCTTGCTCAATTGGAAAAGCCGGAGGAGTTATCGCTGGCGAACCACCAAAATTGGAGAAAATTTGAGCTGCCAACAAGGACATTCTGGCGGAAAAATCTTGGTTGCTTTGAAGGTAAAACGCCAAATCTTCAACAATAGCCTTTTTAATTTCTTCGCCTGTATACTTGTCCAATGATCCCTCCACTTTTAAAAAGTGTTCAACAAAATATGTAATTGTCAGGGAAAAGTTGCATTCGGGTTCAAACTCAAATTCACGAGTGCATTCGATGCGAAGCCTATCCGGAAGAACAGTCCACTTGACGGAGTCTTTAAATATCAATTCTGGAGCTTTAGCATCTGGAGCAGGTTCTTTCAAATCATGTAAGTCAATATTGGCTAAACCTGCACGAATAGAATCTGTGAAAAGTTCGCGCATTATAGTTGTCTCCTTCTTTAATTAAGATTATTTCAACCATCTATCAATTACCGGCTTGGAACAACCATGCTACAATTCGCATTGCGTGACGTGCTTATAAAGTAACTATATGTGTCCGTAGTAAGGGTGATGTTTGTAGACATATTCTTTATGGATTCCTCGAAACTTGCCACGTGCTTATCAAAGCATTCAAGCATCTCGTTTCCCGGATTGAGATATTCCGTTAATGCGCGCTCAACAACACGATTTAAAGCCACACCATCTTTTTGAGCTCGCAGTGAGGCTTGCTTATGAAGTTCCGGCGATACCCGGACATTAAAGGCTCCACTATATTCTTTTTCTGGACATTTTCCAATTTCAGTACAAAAATCCAGATATCCGTCTATGCTTGTATGAAATGCTTCTTCAAGCTCATCAACATCTTTGGCATGAAAATTTAGCGAGTCTGAAATTCCAAAAACCTTTCCGACTAAGAGTTTATCATCTGGGTCATATTCCACTTTGGCATGGTACCCTTTATATTCCATTAAATCTGCCATTGCCAAGTCCTCCTTTTAATATATAAAAGCAGATTACTCTGCTTCGCCAACCTCCTGTAAAAATTCCTTTACCATTTTTACTTGATATAAGTATAACTCATTTCCAGGATGAGGACCGTCGAACTGCAAAATCCTTCCTGTTGGTTCATGAAAATATTTTAAACCAGATCCTCTTCCTCCAGAAGACTTTTTGCAATTGCACTTCGACATCAAAGTATCCAACTCTTGCTTTGTGAAGTTTTTAGGAAGAGGCTTTCTGAACAGTTTTTCTAGTAAGGAGTCTTTGCTTGCCATTCAAACGCCACACTTTCGTAACTGGATTGTAGTTACAGTATATTGCCTGTGGCGAAAATTGTCAAGATTCTATTTTAAGGTTCTCCAAAGTTCGAACCGACCTCAAATTACAATAGATACAAGAAGATTAAGGACAAAAAAATAAGAGGTGTGCCCAACTGGACACACCTCGGTAAGATATATCTATATAAGGCAGGGCGTTCCCTTTACTGGGAGCGTCCTGCTGTTTTTATGCTGCAACAGGCAAGGCTTGTAGAGCTTCCTGCTCTTTCAGCCATTCCTCATATTCACGCTGGCCTTCCTCACTGTTGAAAAACTCAACCATGGAGGGATAAAAGCAACGCGCAAGGGTCTTGATTGCTTCATCCGGGTAGCCGGATTTGTTCAACTTCTTCTTTTTGTTCAAATGGTATCCTCCGAAAATCAAAGTTCCATATCCTGCCCACGCTTGCGGTTTTTCTGCGGCACATTCATGGTGCGCTCCTGCTTGAGGGCGAGAATCTTTTCCAGAAAGCTGCGCACCAGTTCAGGCGCACGGTGGAGCGCGTCCAGATAGGGCTTCACTTCATACCAGAGCTCGTGATACTTTTGACCCCAATGAGCAGCTTCCTTCTTGGCGGTGGAAAGTTCTTCTTTCAGGCGGCGGTTCTCCACGTCCATCATATAGCCGTGGTCGGCTTGCTTTTTCAGCTTGGAAAATTCTTCTTCGGTCAGCGAGTAGTTGCCGAGAAAGGTGCGCTTGCCGATATAATCCAGATCGCGCGCATGAATGAGGGCTTCTTTCGTGAGCGTGGCCTTTTTCTGCACAGCGGCAAGTTCCTTCTCCTTTTTGGAGAGGGTCTGACTGGTTTTGGCAAGCGACTGTTCTTTCTGGTCGATTTGAGAAGTCAGGCTGTCCAGACGCTCCTGCTCCCGTTGGACTTTGAACTGGGTGACGGTCAGGTGTTCTTCAGTGCTGCCACGCTCACCGCGCTCTACATCCGTATACCCGGCGTTGCGCATATAGTGGAAGAAATCGTCTTGCAGGACACTGTACGACTTCTTCAGGACTGGCTTGCCGCTCTTTTGCAGGACAGGCTTTCCGGCATCGTCCAGCAGGGGCTTGGAAGCCCACTTCTTGCTTCGGCTGACCTGCATGACGGTCTCCTTGACTGTGCCGACCAGTGCCTTGTCCTTGCAGCGTTTCGACCAGAGGATCTGCTTTTCCACCACAGGCACATAGACCACATGGAGATGATAGTGGTAGACTTCACGGCCTAATGCTTCGGTCATGGCACGGTTGATCTCATCGGCGTGCATGACTGCCGAGAGGATATACTGCTCACCGCCCACGATTTGAACGGCAGCTTGGTAGGCATCCTCATAGAACTGCTTGGCGAACTCGTAGCCGCCGTGGTTGTCAAAATAGGCCGAGTTGACATCAAAGACAAGTTCACAGTAGTGGATAGCATCCGGCTTCAAGCCGCGCGTGGAGATGGTTCCGGCGGCTTCCAGTTGGGCGAATAGGTCGGTGTAGCTGGCAGTTGGCTTTTTGAAGTGGACGTTCCATGCAGTGCGCTGGGGGATAATGTCGGGGTTCCGATAGCTGTCCTTTTCGCGCTCGTTGTGCTGCTGGGTGTTGCCAACGGCTTTGTCTGAAACGGCGAGATTTCGGACACTGGTGCGGTCAATACCATCATTTCTTGCCAAAGGGCATCCCTCCTTTCAAGGTTCATCGAGAGGTGACGGGGAACGGAGATGCACTTCTGCGGAAGTGTAATAACCCACTATGACACTTTCATCCCTATGGTCTGCAAAGTGTAGTGGGCTCTCCGAGGGGGAACGAGGGAAAACGTCTCCTGCGGGAGAGTTACAATCAAGTTCGCACAATGCGAACTTGATTGCTCCGTACGCATCTGAAAAAATCGCGTACGGACTTCAAATAACCTGTACGGTTCGTACGGCGTACGGAAATCCGAAATATAAACGATAACACGCTTTAATTTTTTGCAATCTGCCGTACAGGTGCGTACAAGTACAGACCGTACAGGTTGTACGAACTTCTTCCGTGAAAAAATGCACTTTTTACGGACAGGGGTGGACAAGCGGTTCGATGCCTACAAAACCCCGCACCCTGCGGCCACCGGGCAGGTAGATGTTATGTACTGCAACAGAGACCCCAAAGTGGGAACTCTGGTGTTTTTTGTCTTGTGCCTGAATATACGGAGAATTTTGCAGAAAGGGTGAAAAAGCGGCAAAACTGCAACGGAAAAAGAAAAAAGCCCTTACTGGTTGCAGGGCTGCAACAGCAAGGGTGGAGAGGTAACCGTATATTGAACAAAACGGAAGAGCGTATTATAATGAGGAAAAAGATCAAAAAGGAGGGCCGACCACATGGCACAGGAATATCTGCCCGCACCATCCAACATCCGTCTTGCGGACTTGATGAAAGAGCACGACATCAGCCAACCGGAGCTTGCCAAGGAAATCGGCTGCTCTAAAAGCACCATCAGCCGCTTCATCAGCGGCGCAAAAGGGACCCTGACCCATGAGCAGGTGCTGAAAATTGCAAGGCTGTTCAACGTGTCCACGGATTTTCTGCTGGGAGAAACCAACATCCCCGGCCGCAAGAACTACGACATTGCCGAACTGGGCCTGTCCGTAGAAGCCGCAAAGAACCTCTACACAGGGCGTGTCAATACGGAGGTAGTTAACCTGCTGTTGGAAAACGCACGCTTTGCAGAGCTTACTTACCGTATAGCGCAGTATTTTGACGATACCTTTGCGTCCGGTATCGCAGCGCAGAATGCAATGCTCACGACATTGAGCACCCTGCTGCGCACAAGGGTCAAGACCCCGGAAGCAGCCAAAGCCGCAAAAGACATCGGTCTTCGGAGAAAGCCCGTGTACCAAGGCGACCTTGATGATATTGAAACGTACTTCATGGTAGCGGTCAAGGAAATCAAAAAGGGTATCGGGAGCCATTACGCCGAGCAGGAAGCCATGAGCAAGAAAGCGGCAGAGAAAATGTTCACCGAATTGACCAAAGGGCAGGATGTGCAGCACCCAACGATCACGGCAGAGCAGTTGACGGATGCAATGTTGGACAGCGTTTCGGGCATGGAAGGAGCTACGCCGGAAGCGCTGGAACAGCTGCGGAACGGTCTGCTGGGAATCTTGCAGTCTACCGCAGAGCAGGAAAACGCCCATGAAGCAGACGAATGAACGGCTTTGTGCGCTGGCGCAGAAAGGCGATGCTGCCGCGCTGGACAGCCTGATCGACAACAACAAGTCCTTTATTGGCAAGGTGGCAAATGACCTTTTCCGCAGCATGAATCTGGCACAGGCTGGCCTGAACCTTGACACGGACGATTTGAAACAGGCGGGCAATCTGGGCTTATGGAAAGCTGTGTCGAAGTTCGATGCAGCGCGCGGCATGAAGTTCCTGACCTATGCGGCTCCTGCCATCCGCAACGCCATGATGGACATGGTGCGGGATGCCTTTGCCGCTTTTGAGCAGCGGATGGTAACGGAGGACAAGGACGGTATCTGCTACCAGCGCGTTTCGCTGGATGATGTTCTGCCGGGAGAGGAACAACTGCGGCGCATCGAAGCCATAGCTGACCCTTACGCCATGCAGCCGCAGGCCATTATGGAGGAGCAGGAATCGCGCTGGGAACTGTACGATGGCCTGAAACGGCTGACCCAGCGCGAGCAGACCTATCTGCTGTATCGTTATGGCTTTACCGATGGCGAGGAACATCCGCTGATTGGCACGGCGATATACTTTCACCTGACAAAAGGCCGCGCCAAAAAGACCGAGGAACAGGACATGGATAATTTGTGGCTGGAACTGCCGTGGTGGTTTCTTTGAATGAAAAGAAAAAATCGTGATTGTGCTACGAGCTTTATGGGAATTTATGTGCAACTATACGATTTTGAGAAATTTTGTAGACGGATGAAACAAAATAGGATTAAATCTAAGTATCTAAGGAACGTTGATTTCACGGAGCCGCTGATTACCGACTGTAGGATTTGAGGAGGATGCCGTTTTATGAAAATTACACGAGATAAAATGTTTTTTTCAAAAGATCTTATTCATACAATGGCATATGTCGGAATGTTCGTGGCGGCAATTATATCGGTTGGAGCGTGTAAGTCTGGTATTTGGGTGGCTGCGATATTAGCATGGATTGTAGCAGGTATAATTATCGGATTGGCGATTATTTCTGACTATAAAAAGGCAGAACTTTTGAAAAATGGAACAAGAATCATCGGAAAGGTTACAGCAACAAAACGGGTACATATAAAATTTCATATGAGTACCTACCACCTTGCCGATGAGGATGTAATCTATCCATATGTGGTACATTATCAGTATAAAGTTAAAGGTGAAACCTATAATGGCAAGTCGCAGTGGTTTTGGTTCAATCCATGTATTCCGAAAGGGGCACCAATAAAAATTCTAGTAGACCCAAAGAATCCGGCCCGAAGTACAGTTCTCAAACCAGAAAGCTAAAGATAGCTTTCAATCGAGGTAAAACAAAAAATTTGTCCTTATAGCGTATTTATTTAAAAGAAGATTGCGATTGTGCTACAAATTTTCAGAAAATTTATGTGCATCTATACGATTTTGGAAAATTTTGTAAACAAACGAAATAAATCAGGCTTAAATTTCGTTATATAAACAAAAAGCAAGGAGGGAGTTTTGATGACTTGTAAAAATTGCGGCTATGAAAACAAGCTGGGTGTTCGATATTGCCAGCGGTGTGGTCAGTATATTGAACCAAAACGGACGCTGGCACAAGAAGTTAAGTCGTGGGATTTTAGAAGCCTTGCTGGCGTTGGACGCAGAGATGTGAATATTGCGCCGTTGTTTACTGCACCATCCAATCAAACTCCGGCAAAGGCGCACCAAACGCCTTCGCCTGTTGAACCGATGCCAGATGGTAGGTGGTACTGCCCGGACTGTGGAACATTAAATGATTCTTCCGAACGATTTTGCAAAAACTGTGGAAAAGTCCGATAAAGGCGAAGAAAAACATGGAAGGAGGAAACAGTATGAAAAAGATGGCTACAATAGTTCTTGGCCTTGCGCTGGTACTTACATTGGTTGGCTGTGGAAATAATGCTCAAAGTTCAGATGCGCACAATGCAGAATACGAAGAAGGCTATACCGCTGGCTACGAGGCCGGCTATCATGACGGAGAAGAGCAAGCAACCGGAAATGAAAAGCATTTTGCACAGTTTTCGGGTTCTTTTATGGCCACAGTTGAGCAACTCTTGCCCGATTACTATGCGCTTCCGGGAAAAACAATCGCCGTTGTTCACTTCTTTCAGGACAGGCCTTTTTTGCTTCATTTCCAGAAGGACTTGACAGGCGAACTTATTGAAGGAACGTCTTATGTGTTTGAGTTTGAGACTTTTGAAGTTGAACTTCCAGACGATGAAGAAAATCCAGATATTTCAGATTATATGTATTCAATAAATGTTACCAGTTATAGAGTTGCAGAAGATGATGAACTTGGATTGGAAGGCAAGATGCCAACTGTCGAAATAGTATCGAAGTAAACAGTCAAGCTATTTTATAATGAAACACAAAGATGGCGGTACACATTGGAATAGGATTCAAAAGCCGTATGAAGAACACAGCATCAAAAAAGAAAACTTGTCTCGGATTTTTGCTGATCGTATTTTTAGCATATGTGGTGTGCTATCTTCTCTCTCAAACAGTGTTTCATGAAATCTACTTGTTTGAATGGACAGCAGCCCATTATTATTTGTGTGTATGGGTTGCATCTGTTACTTTCTGTTTTCTGGAAATGTATAGAGCAGCTCTTATCACAACAGCTGGAAACTGGACAGGAATTTTGATCGGACAAGTGTTGGGCGATTTTATTATCAAAATAAACGCCACAAAAATCACGCCGGATATGTATATAGGAAAAGTATGGCAGCTCAAGGCACACTACGGAGTTTTGATTTGGCTACTCGTTTTCCTACTTTCGTTTGTTATCGGAATGATTGTTGAAAAGAAAAATCATTGTTAAAATGCGTAGTTAATAATAGACAGCCATCTATTTGCAAGTCGCAAGTAGATGGCTGTCGGTTTTATCTGTATATTGTAATTAAAGGTCAATCCTCTAAATCTGCTATGGTCACAGCTGAGTGAGAGATAATGCTCAATCTCACCACCCAGCACAAACTGGGTGTACTCCAAAGATTTATTCTAACGAATGAATATTCTGCGCTTTAAACAATTTAATGACGAATATATTGTGCAATATAGAGAATTATAGAGAATTTCAATTGCGACTTTGCACTCGATTGACTTGCAACGCAAAATACGTTACAATAAAGCTGAGGTGATAACCATGGAAAAAACAATGACACTTAACCTTCGTGTCAACCCTACTGTCAAGCAGCAAGCCGAGGATGTACTGAAGCAGCTCGGCATCCCGATGGCAACAGCCATTGATATGTACCTGCGCCAGATCACCCTGACTGGCGGCATTCCCTTTTCGCTGTCCCTTCCGAAGGCTCCTGCGGCTCTGAACGCTGACACCATGACCGATGACCAACTCCATGCAGCCTTGCAGGTGGGCATTAAGGAAATCCAGAACGGTGATACCGTGGATGCCGCAAGCGCATTCGCACAGTTCAGGGAACAGCACAGATGAAGCAATATGACGTGAAAATTTCTCATGCAGCCCTCAGCGATATGGAGCAGATCTACAGCTACATTGCCGACCGTCTGCTGGAATCTGACACCGCAATGCGACAGTATGACCGCATTGCAGAAGCAATCCAGTCGCTGAACATCCTGCCGGAACGCTGCACGCTGGTGGAAAGCGAGCCGGAGCGTACCCAAGGGCTGCGGCAGATGCTGGTAGATAACTACTCGGTGTTCTACATTGTGGGCGAGGATGCCGTGTCGGTGGCTCGTGTGCTGTACAGTGCATCCGACCTTGTGCGCCGCCTACGGAGAATGAAATGAAAGGGGTGTTTGCATGACCGCCGTGATTTACGCTCGCTATTCCAGCGATAATCAGCGCGAAGAATCCATCGAAGGCCAGATTCGTGAATGTACGGCTTATGCCGAGAAAAACGGTATCACCGTGGTCAAGCACTACATTGACCGCGCCCTTTCCGCCAAAACCGACAACCGCCCGGATTTCCAGCAGATGATCAAGGACAGCGAAAAACGGTTGTTTGACATTGTGCTGGTCTGGAAACTTGACCGCTTTGCCCGGAACCGCTATGATTCGGCCCACTATGAGTACCAGTTGGAGCGGAATCATGTCAAGCTGGTATCAGCCACAGAGCCTATTTCTGACAGCCCTGCGGGTATCATGGTCAAGAGTATGCTCACCGGCATGGCTGAATACTATTCCGCAGAACTTTCTGAAAAAGTCGTGCGCGGCATGACTGAGAATGTTCTGAAAGGTAAGTACAACGGCGGCACGATTCCCATTGGTTTTAAGGTGGACGAGGAGAAGTTCTTTCAAATTGACCCGCTGAAAGCCCCCTTTGTGGTGGAAGCCTTTCAGCGGTACAACGATGGTGCTACCATGAAGGAACTGATGAACTGGCTGAACGACAGTGGCGTGACCACCAACCGCAATCAGAAGTTCACCTACAACAGTGTTCAGACGCTGCTGACGAACAAACGGTACATTGGTGAAAACCACTTCAAGGATATCGTAATGCCGGACAGCATCCCGGCCATCGTGGACAAGGACTTGTTTGAGGAAGTGCAGCTGAAAATCAAAAAGAACAGCCGCGCTCCTGCCCGTCACAAGGCCGAGGACGATTACCTGCTTACCACTAAGCTGTTCTGCGGAATGTGCGGCGCGATGATGTTCGGCGAGTGCGGTACGGGTAGAAACAAGGTCGTTCATCATTATTATAAATGCGCCACCGCGAAGCGTTTCAAGACCTGCAAGAAAAAGACCGTCCGTAAGGAATGGCTGGAAGATTTGGTCGTAGCTGAAACCATGAAGCTGATTCAGGACGATGCCGTGATTGATGCCATCGTTGCAGAAGTCATGGAGTTGCAGGATCAGGAAAACACCACGCTTCCTTTACTGGAAAAGCAGATGCGCGAGGTGGAGAACGGCATTGAGAATATGCTGAACGCCATCCAAGCAGGTGTGCTGACAAACTCCACTAAATCGCGTTTGGAAAAGCTGGAAGCCCAGCAGAAAGAACTTGAGATTCGGATTGCCGAAGAAAAAATCGCTCGGCCACGGTTAAGCGAAAATCAGGTCCGTTTCTGGCTGACCCGGTTCCGCAAGCTCGACCCGAACGTGAAAAGCCACCGGGAAACGCTTATCAATACATTCGTGAATGCTGTTTATCTCTATGATGAAAAAGTTTTGATTGCATTCAACTACAAAGACGGCACAAAAACCATCACTTTCGATGAAATCGCCGCCAAAGATGCCCCAGAGGGCAATGGTTCGGATTTGGGTTGCTTCGCTCCACCAAAAAGACCAGCGTAGAAATTACGCTGGTTTTTTGTCTTATCCGGCATTTTAAGTTTCACCCTCAAGAGTGGATTCGAACAGCATCGACCCGCCGAACAGTCCGGCGGGGAAAAAAGCCCCTGCGGGGCTTTTTTAGATGCGCGGCTTACGTAATCCACCCGCGCCCATAAAAAGACCGTCAGCGTAGAGATACGCTGGCGGTTTTCTGTTTGCAAGAGATGGTGCGCAGAAAAGAAGAAGCGTGTTCCCGGGATCGGGAGCGCGCTTCTCCTTTATTATATAGTAATTGCGGTAAGATCTTACACTCCTGCGGTGCCACCCAACATTGGCGGGAACGACCCCGCCCTCTCGTGATATGCCAACACATACCGGCTTTGTTAACGGAGACGCTCTCCGTCGCCCCTACTGTGCAAAAGCAGTTCGGTTTGCCCTCAAAGGCCCATTCCCACCCGCAGCTGCCTTGCACCGGTCTCAGCATGTCCGGCACTCTCTGTAAAAGCAGAGGTTTTGCGGAGGTACTTATGCCCTCTCACTGGTTTGACTGGACTTTATCACGTCATTGTCCTGAAGTCAAGGGGGAATTTCGATTTTCACAAAAATATTTACGCCCCCGGCAGGAACAGCAGAGTGCCCCGGGCGGCCAGTACGGGCTGGAACAAGCAGCCCGCCAGCCCGGCGGTGAGCGCCACAACGAGAAACAGCAGTGCCAGGACCAGAACAAGCCGGGCCAGCCCGAAGCGGTGGTGCCCGGCGGGGACTTTTTTGCGCTGCATGGTCAAACCTCCCTTTGTATCAGAGCTCTGCGCCATCCTATGCCGGGCTGTGCCGATTGTGTGCGGGCGCAAAATGTGGTACACTGTTACCGACAAATCACGGAGGAACTGTTATGCTGACCATTACACTGCTGGGCACGGCGGCCACCATGCCCCTGCCGGACCGTGCCCTGACCGCCGCGCTGGCCGAATGCGGGGGCCACGCCCTGCTGTTTGACTGCGGCGAGGGCACGCAGGCGGCGGCCCGCCGCGCCGGGGTC